AAGCGCGCTATTGCCACTCTTATGCGCTGCTCGATACGCCTTCTGAACAGACTTAAATTCAGCATCGCTCAGTCCACTGAGCTGCGTAGCCTTGGCAACACCTTCATGAATTGCCCCCGTAGCGCGGTTGGCAGCTACCTCAGCAGCAAACGCATTGCGTCTGAGAAGCGGGTTTTCTTTGAATAACTTCTCAGTAGTAGCAGCCGCGTCATCACTAGCCTGTTGGGCGAACTTACCAGCATCGTCATAAACCGACTTTATAGCGTCTTGTAAATTATTGTAGTTACCAGTAATACCTTTCCCAAGTCGCCTTTTAAGGTTTTTTATCGCATCGCTTATCTTCTTCGGAGTCCCTTCTGGAACATCAACGTCACCAGTAAGTTTGAACGTACCGTCTTTTAGGGTCTCTAAGCCCAGAGAAACCCGTGGCCCATTATCACCAAACTGAATCGTAGCCATAAAGCCTCCAGTTAACCGCCCTTAACAGTCTGTTCAGTGGCACCAACATGGGCCAAGCTGTTCTGAGCTGACAGTGCCGCAGCCGCCACATCACCCATGACCTTGGCAGCGGTCACAGCAGCTGTTACTCGCCCGTTCAGTGCGCCTACAGTGTAGTCAGCAACAATCTTATGCTCTTGTACTGCTGCGTTCACATCAACTTCGCTCGCTTTCAACAGCAACTGTTGGGCTGCGATCAGGGCCGTGTAGTAAGCCGATGAGCTCTGCCAGAGCGTAGCCTTGGCATCGGACAACGCTTTGGCTTTGGCTATCGCCAATTCAGGCACTGTCAGCCATGCGCGTACGTAAGAGACCAGCGCTGCAATCGCTCCAAGACGCAATTGAACCGCCTGACCTACGGCAAAACGAATGTTCTCGATCTCAATCTCGACATTCTTTATGGCGACCTCACGACTGGCTTTGGAAACTTCCATCGAAGCGTTGTCGTCGATGTGCTGTAGCTGCTGGGTCAAAACACCAGCTGGTACATTGAAACCCCGGGAAGCATAGAAGTTCATCGCTTCCATCTTGGCCCGATTGGCCTCTGCGTACACCCGCGCGCGTTCACGCTCGTAAATCTGATTCTCCACTACAGCCGGGATGCCGGTCCCTCCATTATTGATGGTGTTGCATATCCAGGTGTCGGAAGAGCTGCGCACACAGCCTTCAAAATCGGGGAACCACCGATTCACGAAATCGGTTATGGCAGCCCGGGCGTATGGGTTGAAATCCGTCAATGCCGCGTTGTAATTCTTGACAAACTCAGCAGCCAAGTCCTCCTTCGGGTTAAATGGTGGAATCTCAACCTCTGGCCAGTATGTCGGAGGAATAGATCCGAGGTGCAACATCGTTGATGCAGCAGTCTGAGCTGCGCTGGAATACCCAAGTGCAGCCTGTTGCGACGAAGACGCCAGACTCTGCGCTGCGTTGATGATTTGGGTCGCTGTGGATTCAGCGCTCATTGGATCTTCCTCTTCAGTATCACAGGAACGAAGTTAACCCCGCGCAGATTGAAATCACCACCATTCTGATTGGCGACCTCAGCCTGCCAGTAATGGGCCTTCAATCCTCTGCCTATCTTCACACGCTCGCGCTGCACCTTGTCGCCCATCGCGGCGCGCAGCTGGTACGTATAAACCACACCATCGTCGTCATTGATGATGCGCAACTGCAACTCGGAATCCGACGTACCCGTCAGGTACGCGCGGAACATCCTGGTGACATTATCCGTCTTCAGCGCGTCTCTGCCCAACATTATCGAAGCGTCAATGTCAGTACCGTTGTCCGTGTCCCCAGAGAGGGCGAATATGCCATCGCTCGACGCTGCGTAGTTAACGTTGTTGAACGAAGCAAAGGAGTTGAAGTTGTAGTTCTCATACCGCGACGCTGCGTACGTAGGGTCTTGTGTAATGATGTTCGGAGTAAGGGTCACCGCCCAGATTTCGTAGGTACTCCCCGTATCGAGAAACCCGTGGCCAACTTGAACCGAAAATTCAAGCAACTGAGTGAACGTTGCATTGACCAACATCTGGCTGATTACGCCCACCAGCGAGTTAACGTCACCCTCCAGCTCCTTGAGACGAGTAAGCGATAACGCTGCGTTGTACACCGAAGCGAAGAGCGCATTCAGCTCGCTCAACGAAGACACGTTGCTGGTGGCGTTGAACACGGAACTCAGAAGGCCATCGTAGAACCCACCAAGACTGTACAGATATGATGTCGCGCCATACTGACGAGCGTACGCAGTAAGTGAGTAAAGCGACGACACATACCCATACAAAATCGTTCCAGCGCCCATGCGAAGGGCAGTCGCCTGGAACGCCGCAGTCCACGGCATGAACGAAGTCCGTATCGATGTTTCGGGCTGCCATATCTCCATGAGCCCATTATCCTGCCCAATGTGCAGAAACGAATCGGCGAAATAGCTCTCCGTAGTGGTAGCTGAGGTACCGAGATACGAAGTATTTCCGCCAAATTTGAGCATTATCAATTACTCGCTATGAACACCTGGCCATTGAAAACACCACCTGATGCAACAGCCGACGCTGAATGATAGAGCATTGAAAGATGGGCGTCGTTAAAAATACGCGGGAGTCTCGGCGTATGTAAAACAAGATCACGTTCTGTCCATGCGTACTGTGTCATTGATGGGATTGAAGCAATTATCTTAAATAGAACCAGTTGTATGTTTGTAGTACACCAAGTACCGCCAAAAGAAACAGACTGAATGCTTTTAATACCTACATCACCAGTTGCTAAAGGAATGAACAACGAAGTGTGCAGAAAACGGGAATTAGGAATTGCCGTTCCACCTGAAAGCGTAGCCGTTCCTGACTGCCGAGATCCTACGCCTGTGCTATTCGTATAGGTGAAAAAAACCGACGAAGGTGACGTAGCAGTAGTTGCAGACCCGATATTATTAACGAAACACGCCAGAACCCCTGGCTCACTGTCAGCCATGCCACCTCGTATCGTAGACCAAGCAGGAGTTGTTCCTAATATGTTAAAAGGAGAAGAAGCGCCACCAGAAATAGTGTAGAACCCAAGGCGATCCACCAGAAATAAATTCCCCATCGACGTAGCGGCAGTACAATTAAGCCCTAATGAAATCGCGTGCATGTACTTACCAGCTGCCGCATTGGAATAAGCCAAACCCCCAGCATCAGTTGCCTGCAAAGTAGTCCAGTACGCTCCGGTACCAGGGGCTGTACCAGGCTCAGGATTACCAACGTATTTCCACATGTCATAGTAATTACCCGCAACCGCAGCTGCGCCTATGCCGTTTTGCTTACTGAACTGCAAATCCTGCCCTGCCCCGTTCGTAGTCAAAGCATTGATAATCTGATCGTAGCTGTTAAACCCCGCCATAAGACCTCCTACACAAGTAGAGTGAACTTGAACATTGAAGTGTTGAGCGGAGTAGAAGTTGCAACTCCGCTAGGGCAAGTACGACGTATCCAGACCGGTATATACGCATCTGGAACAAACGTAGCATTGGCCAACGTGCTTGGCACACCAGCAACTACGGAAAGAGGTATCGCAGCGGTTTCGTTCATCGGTGATGAGAAAGCAACGCCGGCTGGAACGCTGTACTGGTTCGTAGACAGAGAAGTCGCACTGCCCGTAGTAGCTGGCCATGTAGCAACATTTGTATCCAATCCGATGGCCAGTGTATCCGCGCCCGGAGTATCCGCGTCTATCCATAGAGCAGCGTAGGTGCCAGAATCAACAGTATTCGTATTTTTTAGATACACACAGCGGTATGAAGTTTCTCCAGCAAGCGTTCTGGTCTTATCCAGGTCATCCCACAGGTTATTCGCCACATTGGTAACGACCCCAGAACCAGATACATCGGACGTAGGTAAATTGACAGCAAATACCGAAATTACTGCGTATCCAGCCTGCGAACCCGCTGAACCAGAGCGAAGCAGGTAATCCCCATTACCAGACAAAACCACCGAATTCGCAGCAGCGTCGGGCGTCGGAGGAGTCCAGGTCAATGTGCTAGTAGCCGCGACGAACGAGAAAGTCCCAGTGCCAAGGGTGAACCCAACCGCATATAGCAACGTAACCCCGGTAAGCGCTGCTGGAATAGTGATGTTCTGCGCTGACAGCAGCGCCCCGGTATTGATGCCTCCACCAAGACTAGCAACCCCACCAAGCGTCGTTGAAGACTTGTAAAACAGCATCTGGGTAATTTGGACAGCCATCAGGGCACTCCCACAAAAATGTTGGACGATGCAGTCTTGAGCGGATACCCGTGGTCAGACGGGCCAATTTCACTAGATGCCCCATATAAACTGGTACTTAATTCGTAATGCTTATCATCAAAAGCATCACGAGACACATATAAATACTGAGCCACATTAGGATCAATCATGTTAATCCAATGGGCAAGCGGTTCTTTAGGGGGAATAAATTCAAAATTAACACCACCCGATGCAAATACTTTTACCACTTTATCGGTTGTACGATCATCACTAGAACTGGACGCAGTATTTGGAGCTAGTTTGATATTAGAAATAAGTTCAACACTTGTATCATCATAGCCTCCGCATATGTCGTGTTCTTTCTCAGGCCAAGGGCCATCGCTTTTTATATACCGATAAGTACCTCCATCATACGAAGTCATGTACACAGTAGGCCCTCCCCCCGACGTATACGATATATTGCAATCACTGCTACTTCTATTAACAAACTTGAATGACATAACATGACAGTTAGTAGGCTCTTCAAGATAACAGCAAACATCACCGTTATGCTCAAGAGTATAGACGTCACCAGTAACTACTTCCTCTTTATAGTATGTATCAGTAGACGCTATATATACTGATCGAAAAGACGCTAAATATACAACTTGTCTATCGTTTGCAGGAACCAATAAACAGGCGCCTGTGCTCGCTGTTGCCCCGTAAAACGTAGAATTTGTTTGCCCACTGATATATAACTCGGTAAATGTAGCGCCTAGCGGAAACGAACTGGACGTTCCAGAAGAAACGTATACAGCTTTTTTACTGTTCTCTTTGAAACTATAAGACACTACAGACGTCACAGTAGTTGTGAATTCTCCAAAATGAGTTTCATATGAAGCTGCGCCTTTTACAACAAAAGATGGACCATCTGAGCCCGAATACCCACCTGGATAATAACAAGTGCGCCCGCTTTTAGATAAGCACGGGCAATCAGGAAAACCACCAATACGATCTGCTCCAGGACTAAACGTAAAATAGCAAATTACTTCATTGTCCCCGTCAAAAAACGCATATACCGGAGCGTAGCAAGGAACCCACCGCTGATAAGGATCGTAGTCCAATGAAAACGAGTAAAGCGTGCCATTAGGAAGCGCTGGATATTTCATGTGGTACTGAGGAGGAGCCAACATGGGGTCTTCCTCGCGCATCATGAATTCGGCAGAAGCAGGAACGTTATTGCCTTCAGTTATTTTAATTTCAAGTAGAGCACCATAAACAAAGCGGCCTTTGAATTTCTGCGCAACATTTATGGCTCTGTCTCCTTTCGTATTAAATGCCCACCCGCAATGAGAAAAGAATGGAAGGTAGTCCTTAAAAATATGCTGGGCTACGTAATCTCCCGACAATAAAACAATCAGCCCGTCTCTGGTCCTTCTTGGACGAATAGTGTTTTTCGGAACATAACCGAGGGTATTCCCAGAGTCATTCCCCGGTCCTGCGCACATATTCATTCTGTACGCAAAGACACCAAGCATGCCAATTTCAATAATCCATTTACTCCCATCGTTCGCTGTATAAACGCCATGAGTAAGGTAGAACAAAGGAGCATAGGACACAGAATCGACATTGGTGGCAGTCAGGATTTGAACGACCTTTCGCATCTCTCCTGAGTATTGGCTACCCCGATAATGCGTAGCAACGTTCTCAACACCAGCAAGCTGTAACGCAGGGCTCGGATCAGCGTTCAGTTCTTTACAATCAAACCAATCCCGAGGAATGTTCTGCGCCGTTGCGTAGCGCTTCGAAGGATATACTGATCGAAAAGCCCGCGTGCCATCAGGAAGAGTGACTACGGGTTGTAGAGGAAACTTAGGATTCAGTATTCCGCTGACATACGGAACACACTCATTCGTATCGATATAAATAAATGTATCGTCTCCTGAGATGCGAACGCGAACAGATATGTTGGGGTTCTCTGCTGTACTGAACTCAAAGTATCGCGTCTCATATCTACTGACACGCCGCATGATGCGCGCCTGCTCCAGCGCAAAAGGCAAAAACTGACCAGCGTTTTTTCCTAGAAGAAAACGATGAACTCTTGTTTTCGATTCAAGCAGGGTCATCTTCGTTCATAACCCCAGTTAAAAACTGATGAAGAAATTCAGTCGCCTCGTCTACTGTTGCGCAGTACCGGGCAAACGTAATTAAGTCCACAACCGGCGGGAGAGTTTGCCCCATGACCCCATTATGTGGATTAGGGCGATTAACACGAGCAACAAACTCCACAAGCAAACCGTTTTCCAGTATTAAAACACGCGCTCGATTAGCAAAAGGTTTCATTTCTTACACCCGCAATCTCTGGTCGCATCTTCCGCAGATATGAACCCGAGGAACTCAGAAACGAATTCCGACACCTGCGGCACCGAAGCAAAAAATCTGTGCTTCTGCACAAGATCTTTTTTTACGTACTCCAATGAAGTAACCAGATACCCGTTTTTCAATGGAGCCACGAATACCCTGTTTGTACTCATCAAGTGCTCGTCATGGTGATCTCAGCAGCAATGCGCAGAATATCGCCGTTATCCACGACCTTGGCTGTACTGAACCGAGCCGCTGAAACCAAAGTCCCAGTTATGGCGCTCTTCACCGAATCGCTACTGAGGAACCCACCATAGATGGTCTTGGTCGCATTGAACGTAAAGACCGCCTTATTGGCTACGTTGGTAATCACGCCCCCACTGGCAGGCGCTTCGACGTACGTCTGTCGAACCGATTCACTGTAAGCAGTGCATTCAAACGCAGAACCGGGGAACGTCGCCGCAGTGTCACTAGCAACAGGCGTGTAGTTGCCCTCAAAGACGCCCACGTACCACGTCGTTACCTGTGTACCTGCCGCGAAAACAGTATTGAGGATGTGGTTTAACCCCTCAGTCGGGACAATGTTGCTGCACGTCTCGACAGAAAGGACTTCACCATTACGAATATGCTCAACGGTATAAACAGCGCCAATTGTATTCATGATGCCCTCACGATTTCAGCTTCGTAGTAATCGGAAGCAGCCACGGGGTTGGCTGAAGAAGTGGACACATACGCCCCGATGATCTGCTGGAGCCCATTCTCTTCGCGCACCATGGACGCACCTGATGCCTGTGGAAAAGAAAAGACCAATTTCTGGTCAGTCACATTTTTCGCTTCACCGTTTTCACCAGCCATGACAAGCCCCCGAGTGGAAAACCAGAAATTGCCAAAAGGAGTGACCCTCGCAGTCCCTCTGATCATTGGGTATTCAAGGACAACGGACACCGTTATCTTGTCCACATCCAGCCCGCTCAACCAGTAGGTTTTGCTGTCAGTAGACACGTACATGCCAGAGGTCACTGCAAACAGATCAGTAATCGGTTCTTCAAAAGAGAAGTAATTGCGTACTTTGCTCCGGTTCGGCGTGAACAACTCAGTGAAGTACAGAGAGTTGCCAGTGCCGATCCACAACCGACCAGCGAAGGATTCGAGGCACGAGCCAACCGGCGGCGGAATGGAGTTCAGCGACTGAATTTCATGCCCAAGGGTCGTGGATGCAGTGATCGTAACGGATACAGTCCCCAGCGAGACCTCGCTGTACATGTAATAAGTCTCGCTGTTCGTTGAAGTCACGTAGATGCGGACGCGGTTCACATCGGCAATTGACGTGGTTGGCAGAGTCACCACGATGCCACCTGTCGTCACGAGCGTAATGGCCCCCGGTATGGATCCGCTCGACTCTTCGCCCGTCGCCGTGAGGAACGTCAAAGCAACGTGGTAGCGCCCGGGTGGCAGCGCTCCTACACCCGCAGCGACACCGTCAATGAGCGGAATCGGGAGCCCCCACGCACGAACCTGGCCATTCAGCAGCTTCCCGTTCAGCGTCCCGTTGGTGTAGTAGATGACCCCATCGAGCTTGGTGTATGCAACAGGAGCAGTGGAGAACCCGGTAGCCAGCGCAGTTTCAGTCAGAACGCCGAGCGCTGAAACGTTGATCTTCATCAGACTGCCAGCCTTCACCGCAAGCAGAAACGCACCAGCGTTGTACAGGCTGTGGTACGCACCAGCCAGCTTCGAAGTGTACCCCTTTCGCCGGCGCACGGTGCCTTCTGCTGTGATGTCCACGTTCACTGCGTTTCGCAGCGTCCTGGAAGACAGCTCATGGTCCTCGTGGATGTTGTCCATCCCGTAGGGCCAAGGACCATTGGAGGCCAGCTTATCCATCAGAGCCCACCATAAGTTGTCGTGGCAGCAGGAGAACGCTTGCGCCGAAATTCGCGCGAGCGCTTGTCCGTATAAGCCGTGAATATCCCACGATGGTTGTCGGCAGTATTCGGGTCGTACGTGTCCACGTCCTGCTTCGAATACGCCTTGAACGCCATCCAGTGAAACAACATGCGCTGGTCTTCAGTGTCAGCGAGCTCGAATAGCGCCGCACCAGGAACGAGGTCAGTCAACGGCAACCGAACTACGGAAAGACTGAGGGTGTCATTGGCCACCGGAATGGGCACCAATCGGCCAGTACCGACATTCATGTCAGTGATGACACATCTGGGAACGCCGGTCAGGTCTTCCCAGTTACTGGAGGAGAAAAGATTCCTGTAGTCATCCGGCATGTTCCTCGTCCCGATGTCGTACAGCTTGACCGGCTCAACATACGTCTTGGCGTTGACCAATCGAGCCTTCCGAATTTTCAGAATGAGGTCGCTGAGCACCACGGAAGGGTTACCAGCAGTAACTGTCAGCCCTGAGTACGTCGTCGAGTCCACGAAGTAATCCGTCTGTCGGGCAAACGCCTTCTGCGCCGAGTCCATATAGGCGTAGACCTCATCCTCCGACCACAGATACGGTGTAACTACGTCATCGATCTGCGATCTAAACCACTCATGCAGATCATCAGGAGTCATGTCAGGGTGCTCTGAAGCGAATCCCAGATTTCGTTGCGTTCATCCAATTCAACGGGGAACCCAAGGAGCGTCTTCAGCACTTTCCTGCTCGGACGCCCCTGAGAGTCAAACGAGTCACGGTTCCCCTCGGCAGTCATTTTCAACATGGTGTCGATGATCGCCTGCTTGCGGGCTTCACCGACCGGGAGTTCAGGCTCTTTCGGCTGCACCGTCAGTACGTCGTCACCATCGATAAGGACCGCACCGATGGCCGACGCTTCGGGCACTACAACAGATGGAACATGGCAGGCAGTGCCTGCGGTAAACGCCACGGAAAACCCAAATTTACTGCGCAACAAAAGGTCACGATTGAGCTGCATTTGTGGCATAAGCCCTCCTGTTAAAAAAACGGGGGGATACTATCCCCCCGATCAAAGTTACAACACCCCACCAAACCTGATTACGGAGCGGTATTTTCCGACGCCCGATCCAGCATGACGTACATCACCCGAATCGAGAACGTTCCGGCAGTCGCCGCAGTGCCAGTAGTGGCAGTGGTTATCCGAATATCGTCACCGTTCGTATTACGATTGAGCCCCGTAAGAGTAAACGCGGTGCGCGCACCAGCAACAGTGGGCGCCATGATAACTGCCGCATTCACGTAACGAGTCGCTAACGCACTGTCACCAATGGAGATAGTGTGAGTAGTGCCTGCGTTCGAAAGCGTTTCAACGAGCAGCTCACCGCTGATAACGAGCGCATTGGGCGGAAGACGAATCACATCCGCAGCCAAGGCGGTGTTTAGCGCAACCACAGCACCTGCCGTATTGGTAACCGTATCGGTCACGCTGAAACGGAATTCCGCAACCAGCGGGTACTGCGCGGTGCGGGTTTTCTGAAGAGTAGGAATTGGCATGTTAGCTGATCCTCATTCAAGTTAGATGGCGTGGTCAACACACATTACGCCAAAGTCCTCGTCCGTATTGGTTACAGCCGAACGGAACCTCGGGCGCAGCATGCCAACGATCTTACCGACAGAGATACCCGGCTGATTGTCGTAGTCGAACTCCTTCTCAACCCAGCGGGCTGGGCCAATGTCGGCGAAACCGAGCGCCTGCGCGCCACACAGCAGGGTGCGCGAGCCGTCAACCGTACCACTGCCCCACTTGCTGCTGGTAACGCCAGAAGCGCCAAGCGTGTTGTAAACATACCGGTGCTCATAGATCGCCAGGCCATCGACGTAGATGACATCAGCGCCCTTGAACAACGGGTTGTTCGCATCACGCGGCATCGCGTGCCGCCATGCCTGCAAGAAGTCAGGGTTCATCTTCAGCTTGGCAATGGCCTTCGGGTGCATGAACACGTTGTACATCTCGGTGCCGTTCTCACCACGCAGCGGCTTGATGTACTGCTGCTTGGCGTGCGCCTTCATGTCAACGAGCATCTGCCACGTCGGCGTATCAGCGGCGACAAGAGAAGTGTTGGACGTGTTGGAAAAGAGGCCGTTGGTCGCATCCCAGACAAGATACCGATTACCGGACGGAGCGCTTACATCAGCAGCGAACTCCAGATTGGTAAGGTCGGATCCGGTACGAGCGACGCCGTTGTTCTTCATGTTGAACGAAACGCCTGACAAGGCGAGCAGCGCTAACTGGTCAATGCGGTCGGACATCCAGAAGCCGAGAACATCACGAGAGTTCTCACGGAAGTCCACGACCGACTTCTGCTCCGCCATGCGGCCTTCGTGCCGGTTGGCATGACGCAGCTGGTCGATGCGAATGACCTGATCGTAGGACTTCATCGCCTCTTCGTTGCCTTCCAGCTGGCGATCACCTGCGACGCCATCGCCTTCGAGGTCAGCTACGAGAGTGATTACCGCGCGCGCACCCTTCTCGGACTTCTTGAGATCGGTGATGCGCTGAATCATTGCGTTGTTCCCGGTACCCAGGAAACGGTTGATGAACATCGATTCACGCGCCGCTTTCCACACGTCGCGTTGCCAAACAGTAAGCTGTTCAGCTGTGAGCAGAGCAAAGTTGGTATTGGACATGACAGTCTCCGAAAATGGATTGGGTTTGGTTGTCTACCGGACTATCGTGCCGGAAAACCCGTCATGCGACTCTTTTAGGTGGTTGCGATACACCCCCGCGCTGTCGTGGCGGGAAACGATTCAGGCTTAATGATAATCCCGCAAAAAACGTAAAGTCAACTCGTCCATCCTTTGCGCTGCAACGAAAACTTGGCCAGCTCCAGCGCTCCGACCACTTCAAACTCGTTGCGCGTCCCGGAGAAGAGCACATTTACGTCGTTGCCCCGGAAACCGAGCACGAAGACACTGTCAAACCCGGTATTCAGCGCCTCCTCCAGCGTCGCGCGAACGTCCGTGTCCGCGCGCTTGTTGAACTGGATGATCTCCATCACACGAGGTCACCACGCAGACGGGCGAGCGTGGACGCCGGCAGCGCCGCAAACTCCTCCTCCGTCAGCTTGGCCGGATCGATGTCGCGCTTCATCCCCGCCGCGTTGCCGTCCATGCCCGCACTCTTGAGAGACGGCGCTGCCCGCTTGGCTGCGTCCAGGTTCTTCGCCACGTCGAGCTTCGGTTTGCCACCTCTGGCCTGACCAGCCCCCGCGTCATCCGCTTCGGAGACCCGGGCGGCATGGGCGTACTTGAACGCCTTCATCATGGCCGTCGATGCAGCCGTGCCTTTGGCCACTGCCGCTTCGTACAGGTCCATCACCTCGTCCACGAACTCCTTGTCGTAGGACTCATCGTCCGGGTTCACGAACGGGTACTTCTCTTCGAGCGCCGTAATCACCGAGTCCAGCCGCACCTGCTCCACCGCGATGCGGGCCGTCTCCTGCGCCGAGTCCTGCACGGCGTTGGTCATGAACGCGCGCTCGAACCGGCGCTGCTCCTTGAGCAGCTTGATCATGGCGTCCGTGTCGCCGTCCTTCTCGGCCTCGGCGATCTTCTTGTCGTAGGCGACGATGGCCTCCGCCAGCTTCTGCGCGTTGGTGGGCTTCTGCGCGTTCTGTTCGTCGAGCTTGGCCTCCAGCTCCTGGCGCTTCTGCCGCTCCTCGTTCAGCATGCGCGACTTGGCATCGAGCCGCGACTTCGGAATCATCGGCTCCTTGTCTTTGCCCCCCTCGCCGTCATCGGCGTCCTTGGCATCTTCAGTGCCCTTGGCATCTTCAGCGCTTTTGGCATCTTCAGCGCCCTTGGCATCGGCATCCTCAGCGCCTTTGGCGTCCTTGGTGTCCTCGGCCTTGTCATCGTTCACCTTCTCGTCCTCGAACAGATTCTCCAGCGTATCTTCAGCCATTTGTCTTCACCTCGTTTTGGGGGGGTTTGGTTCTCGCCTCCATGACAGCCTTGACGCGCTCCAGCTTCATCTTGGCCTGCATTTCTTCACGCTTTATCGCAATGTTGGCTATCATTTCTTCGCGTTTCAGCTTGTTGTTCTCCTCCATCTCCATGCGACGCAGCCTGGCATCCGACAGCTTCTCGGCGGCCCTCAGCTGCATCTCCTGAGCCTGCATCTCCGCTGCCTTCGCCGCCGCGCCGGCACCATCGGCGTCGCCCGCCGCTTCGGCCTGCGCCTTGGCGAGCGAGAGCGCAGCGTCGGCCTTGATCTTCATGATCTCGGCCTCCTTCTCCTGCAACTCCAGCTGCTTCAGCTTGATGCCGAGTTCCCTCAGCGCCTGCGCCTCCGGCGAGTCCTGCATCGACTTGATGATCTCGTGCTTGCGGTGCAGATGGCTGTGTTCGAGGATGAACTCATCGGGGATCGGTATGCCGACCTCGGTGCGCAGCCGCACCGCCTCGTCGAACACCTTGTCCTCGAACGTATCGCGACTCGGCACGTTCACCACCACGACCGCGTATTCACCGAGCGTCAGGTCGTTGATGATGCGCCCGGTCGCCTCGTCCACCTGGTTGACCTCCAGCTGCTGGCTCTGCCGTCCGGTCTCGCTGTTGCCGAAAATGTGGAACATGCGCTCGCCCGTGTAGAACTGCTGCACGAGGTCGAGCACCCGCTCGGCGAGCAGACGACGGGTGTAGGTCAGATTCTGGAACGCCTTCACCAGATTGACGTGCCCAGCCTGCTGCTTGTACTTGATGGCCTTGGCCGCCACGTCGGCACGGTCGAACCCGCGCTGCGAGTCGCTGATGCCGAACAACTCCTTCATGAACTCATCGGCCTTGTAACTGAGCCGGTCGATGCCGGTCGGCACCTGATTGGGCTGAATCTTCTCCAGCGGCAGCGTGCCCTGTTTGCGCACCAGCACGAGCCCGGTCTCCGCGCCCCTGGCCTCCAAGTCCTCCTCGTCCATGTTGATGAGCTGCCCGGCCTCCATCTGCCAGCCGCTGTTGGCCGTGGTGTTGATGACGTGCAGCTCCTGCGAGATGGACTTGTTGAGCAGCTCCTGCATGCCAATCGAGTTCTCGACGAACCCGATGGTGCGGCCCTCGTGGAAAAACGGGAAAAACGGGACAACCGTGAAGTGCTTGTACGGGCTGTAG